CATAGAGAGTACGTAAATAGGAGAAAAGACGAATGAAACGGCAAACACCGTAGCATGGGAATAAACAGGAAATTAAGGCACAAGATCACAAACTGTTAGAAATGTCCAAAAATTTAGAAGACTACATGGAACATAAATTTGATGTCATTACAGATAGTGATTGGTTTGCAGACCTAGTAGAAGAAAAGATTAGAAAACTTTTAACAGAAGAAGAAGCAAAGAGGGGGATATATAGTGATTAAAGAAGTCTCTCTTTGTAGTGGTATCGGAGGGTTTTCCCTTGGATTCGAATGGGCGAAGTTCGCAGAACCAATAATGTTCTGCGACTTTGATGAATGGTGTCAAAAAGTTTTAAGAAAAAATTGGAAGGACATTCCAATATATAATGATGTAAAGGAGATCGCAAATGACCCAAGAAGATTTATTTCAAACAAAATCAACAAAGGAGAAAAGTGGGTACTCACCTCGGGCTACCCATGCCAACCCTTCTCAGTCTCGGGAAATCGCAGAGGCGAAGAAGACCCTCGCCACATCTTTCCGTACATCCATAGAATTATTGAACAAACAAGACCCACTTATTGTGTTTTCGAAAATGTTTATGGGCACGTCTCAATGGGACTTGACGAGGTTCTCTTTGAAATGGAAAGGATCAACTACCATACGAGGCAATTTGTTGTTTCGGCTAGTAGTGTCGGAGCCAGACACAAAAGGGACAGACTCTGGATCATCTGCAAAAATGTGGGCGACACCGAATACAATGGATGCTCTACCTCCGAGATCGGAGGAAGCGACCAAGAGATTGCAAGAGGGGCACAGAAAAGGTCGGAAGAGACCAAGCAACTTGAGGGAACAAGTGGACAAGAAAACAATGGCTCTTTACGAAACCAACTATCCAACTCCAACAACGAAGGGGTTCGGTCATGCCTCGGAGGGAATGACATTGATATTCAGAAAGAAAGTGGAGAACGGAGAACTGACGGAACAAGAGGCTCAAGCAATGATGAACGGAGTGACTCTTCGACCACCTCGAATGAAGGAGTGGAAATACCCAACACCGAATGCAGGTCTAGTGAAACACAGTTACAACGGGAATCACGAATACTACAAGAAGAGACTGAAGGACGGAAGACAAGTGGACTTGGCTCACAAGATATTCCAAGAGGAGGGAGACGGCAGACTCAATGCGAATTGGACAGAGTGGCTAATGGGTTATCCTATTGGATGGACGAACCTCGAGGAGTCCCAAGAGTCACAGTCGATCAAAAAAACAGAGCACAAAGATTAAAGATGTTGGGGAATGCAATAGTTCCCCAAATAGCAATGCAAATAGGTTTAGCTTTAAAGGAGGACATGAAGAATGAATCTAATTGAATTAGAAAAGCAGATTAAAAAACATAAAGTTATATCTTTTTTTAAGAACGGAGTGACAGATGCTTTAGTGCATGGTCAAAGAGATGATAGCCAATCCCATCACTACTATAATGAAGGTTATGATTTTGGTTTATTTATTTACAACGAATTAAACATTCAAGGTGCTTGTTTTTTAGAAGGAGAGGATTAATGACTAACCATTTAATAGATTGCAATGCAGAATATAAACGTCTTAGACAATTACAATACAATTGTGAATGGGAAGATAAGTATGAAGATGCGAAAAGATATCAACTGAAAGCATTGTATTACAAAGATTTACTTGACAAAGGTATTTTTCACGAACCCAAGTTTTAAAAGGAGGTACACAAACATGGCATTTAATGAAATGAATATTGAAGATATCTTATGCGATATGTATGACATAAGAAAAATGGCTAGACACACAAAGTTTGATAGGTTTCCAAAGGATACTGATGGAAGTTCTATCTTAATAAAAGACTGTATAGATAATGTTATCGAACAGTTAGAAGATCATTGTAAAAGAAATAATATTGAAGTTGCTTGACTTTTTAGAAAAAATAATGCTAAAGAGAAAATGCACGGAGCAATATCAGGAATTGCTTATGTTTGGTCGGAGAGTTTTGTCCTCCCCTTATCCTCTCCGACCACCTTAAAATCACCTTCAATAAAAGCAGACGGATGTTGTTTTCTAATCTCGGCAAGTCTTGCCACTATTTCTTCTCGAGATAATTGATCTAAGTGATGTGTTGTTTCTCTTCGATCAACAGTTAAGCCTCCAAGTGAAGACCTTATCTTCTCGGCATTGATGGCTGCACTAAATTGACCTTCTTGTTCTGCTCCATGGCTTAACTCACTCAATCGTTTGAGTTGACCAATAACAGATACACCATATTTTTTCTCTCTAATTTCTCGGAGTTCTTTAAGATGTTCAGTAACCAAAGGAAAATCACGACCATTAAGCAAAAGACTTGCAGTCTTATTAGCTTGCCCTTCGGAATAACCTGCTCGTCTTGCACACTCGGCATTACTATAAATGCCTTCAAGCACAAGTTTGCAAAACTCTTTTTGTCTGTTGGTAAGCATCTTTTCTTTTGCCATAACGAAATTATAATAGGTTTTTTCTCATATTTTTTCAATTCAAAACAGAAAAAAATGTTTGCGGCTTCATCTTGTCCTAGTAGAAGTGTAACAACTGTAACACAAAGTGTAACACAAAACCCTAGTAAAACCAATGGTTACAGAGTGCTTGTTACACTGTTACACCTGTTACACCATTTTTTAAAAAATAAAAAACAAAACAAAAAATTATGAGAGAAACACTATGTAAACCAAAACACTTGACTTTTATAAGATAATTTAGGAAAATTAATTAACAACATAGGAGTATGAAATGGAAACTTTAGATAGAAGACTAGACATGCCTATAGAAGAAGCGATTAACCGACTAGAAAGAGTTGTATTAGATAACTGTGATGATCTTAGACAAAGAGACGGAGGTTATGTCTATGCCGAGGAACTTATGTCGGCCTGGAAAAAAGTTTTGAACGAAACCAGAATCTAATGTTCAAAGCCATGATACTTATCTGCTCCTTGGTTCATGGATCGGGAGACGAGAGCTTTTGTTTTCAAGTCAATGACACACTTGTTCCCGAAGGATATACCACAGAAAAAAAATGCAGAGTTAGAGTAAAAGAGATGGCAGACATGGTATCGTCAATAGTTCGATATCCACATGTAATTAAGTACAAATGCGAAAACACAATAAGGAGGACAAACATTGAAGATGGTCAACAACCATAGTGAAAGAGCTTTGAGAAGTCAGATCTCAAAGGTTTTCAAAGATTTAAAGAAAGCGAACAAGAAGAAAGAGGATGACACATGGTTTGAGGATGATCCAAAAGCCGTGAACGAAATTGAACATGGTCGTGTGTACCATGAACCTACGATCCAACCATTCACGGGTGGGTATAACACATTAGCAGACATCATGGATGAAGGAGGAGATCAATACGTTAGGTACATTGCGAAACATGGATCGGCAAGAGATGGCGTAAGATACACATACAAGAAAGGGGAAAATAAATAGTGACTGAAAATGATTACCATGTAGAAATATTAAGGCCATTTGGTCCCAGAATGGCAAAAACTAAAGTGCCTATGTGTATGGTACATGCCCTTAACAAAGAATGCGACAGAATAATTGAAGACCAAGAAAGAAGAAAAGAATTTGACGTTTCAAATGAATTGGTTGGTCATGTATCTGAAGAGCTTTTTTGTGATTTAAATTTGCCTGACTTACAAGACTTTCAAAAGTATTTAAAAGATTTAAGTATAGGCTTAACTGATGAATTTACTCGTGAGCAAAAAAATAAACCTATGCCCGACAAGAAGTTTATAATGGATAATTCTTGGTTTGTTAGATCTTTCAAAGGCGAATACAATCCTGCTCATATACATAATGGAGGCAATCTTGTTTGTGTTCTTTATTTAAAAGTTCCAGAAAGTGTTAGCCAAAAGAACACTAAGAATGTGAACAAACTTACTACAGAAGGGTATATAGATTTTTTCTATGGTGCTAGTTTAACTTTAACACAAGGTAATTTTACTTGTATGCCCGAAGTTGGCGACTTGTATGTGTTTCCATCATATCTAATGCACACTGTTTATCCTTTTTATGGCGAAGGAGAAAGAAGATCTTTTTCTGCTAACTATCATGTGGGGATATAAGAATGAGGAGAAAATACAAGACACAACTTTTGAGCTATCCAAAAACAAATAAACATTACATTGAGGTTTACACAAGTATAAAAAGAATTGTAAGAGCACATGACTACAACGAAGAAAGAGCCGTAGAAAGAATTTTGAAAAAAGAGGAGGACAGAAAAATTTGGGAACAACACGGATATGTGTTTGTTGACTGCGACTATAACATAGTTGAGGAGAAAGATTATGAGACTTATAGACTCATTAATAAAAAGATGTGAAGAAGAAGCCGTGGAGTTTGCATCGGCGGGCATGGACAAAGAAGCACAAGAGGCTAGGAAATTAGCTAGTAAATATCTTGATATGAAATATAATGGTCATTTAACAGTTTATGATAGGATAAATAAAGATGGAAGAAAAAGAAATTAAACAAGAAGATATAAAGACACATTGCTTGCCGAGATGTCCCAGGTGTCAAGGCACATTGCAGACAGTTCACATTCATGGACATGAACAATGTGTATTGTGTCACATGGTTGTCGAGGACTGTTGCCAAGGTTCTCAATTAAAATGAGTGACAATATCATAAATTTCCCATATAAATTAAAGAAGACACTCAAACCTGTACCAACAGTGTGCGAGATGGCAGCCGAACAGTTTGAAGAAATTCTAATGGTCGGCAGAAAAAAGGATGGTTTTGTCAGTATGATAACAACCATGAGAGACCCAGCCGAGGTGCTTTGGCATCTCGAGTCTGCTAAATTTGGATTAATGAACGGACTTGAAGAAGAGGAGGAGATTGATGGTCGATAAAAATGAAGAAAAAAAAGTACACTCTGAAGATAGAGATAACGTCATCCCTTTTCCCAAACCATCCACACCTAGCAGTGACAGTAGCAAGGAGGATGTGGGAAGTGGGGAGAGATACACAATCCATTTCGAACCAGATTGGGACGGATGGGGAGACGATTCAGAAGATAGCCCGGCTTGAGGGTTGGAAAAGAAAAGAAAGAAACTCTCTTGACGGATGGGGTGGCTATTGGGGGCCGTTCTTAACAACAGAGGAACAGAGTGAATTACCAGAAACGGATTTCCGAGGGACAGACCATCCTGATGCAGTCAAACCCGAAGAACCATACAGAGGAAAGATAGCAGAAACAAGATCGGCAAGATCATCGCTTTACAACGACGAATAAGGGGACACAATGAATTTCAAATACAAGACGAAGCCGTATGCTCATCAAGAAGAGGCTTTGCAACGATCACATGACAAGAAAAATTTTGCATACTTCATGGAGATGGGGTGTGGCAAATCAAAAGTATTGATCGATAATATCTATTGGCTATATCAAAACAAGCATATTGACACGGCAATTGTAGTCGCACCAAAAGGTGTTTACATGAATTGGGTAAACAATGAAATACCTACACATATGCCCGATGACATGGACTTTGATATTTATTTATGGAAAGCAACATCAACAAGAAACGAGAAGAAAAAATTAGCAGAAGGTGTAACTAAAAGAGATAAATTTAGAATACTGGTAATGAATATTGAATCATTCGTGACCAAGAAAGCACCCGTGTTCCTTG